AATTGTATCATGATCTAATTGTTTTTGGTACGGGTGTGATGCTCGTTGAAATGGATGATGAGTTTGATGTTCGTTTTTCGACAAGACATATTTCTGAATGTTATTTATCAGAAGATGCAAATGGAAGAGTAGATAGTGTTTTTAGAAAATTTAAGATTTCAACAAGAGCTGCTGTAGATAAATTTGGTAACACAGCTTCTTTAGCAAAAGCTTTTAAAAATGATCCAATGGATGAAATTGAATTACTTCATGTAGTAACTTCAAGAACTGATAGAGATGTTACTAAACCAACTTCCGACAATAAACCTTTTGCATCAATTTATATAAACCCAGAAACTGTAGAGATAATTGCAGAAAGTGGTTTTGATGAATTTCCATATATGTGCCCAAGATATTTAAAAGCAAGTAATGAACAAGGATATGGCCGTAGCCCAGCCATGACTGCATTACCTGATATCAAAATGCTTAATAAAATGTCAGAGGTAACAATTCGATCCGCACAAAAGCAAGTCGATCCTCCATTGATGATACCTGATGATGGTTTTGTTTTACCAATCAGAACTGTACCAGGCGGATTAAATTTTTTCCGATCTGGAACTAGAGATAGATTAGAGCCCTTAAATATTGGGGCAAATAACCCACTCGGTCTTCAGATGGAAGAGCAGCGTAGACAAGCAATTCGAGCTGCGTTTTATGTGGATCAGCTACAGCTGGGCGTGGGCGGGCCTCAAATGACAGCGACTGAAGTCCAGGCTCGATCAAATGAAAAAATGCAATTACTTGGGCCAGTATTAGGAAGACTACAAGCTGAATTATTGCAGCCATTAATTAGCAGAGTATTTATGATACTTTTAAGAACACAAAAATTAGCACCACCACCAGCAATGCTTCAAGGTAGTGATGTTGATATTGAATATGTATCACCATTAGCGAAAGCTCAAAGACAAGGTGATATGCAATCAACAATGCAACTATTTGAATTAATGCAACCACTTGCCCAGGTTGATCCTAAGATTATTGATTTCTTAGATATTGATGGAATAGCAAAACATTTAATTAGAGTTTTAGGTATACCAGCTGAAGTGACAAAAGGTGAAGAAGAAATAGCTGGCATTAGATATCAAAGACAACAAGACCAGGCTAAACAACAAGAGCAAGTGAAACAAATGCAAGAAGCAGAAATGATGAATAAAACTGCTCCGATGATGAAAGCATTGGACAGTGAATAAAGAAGATGAAAAATTTTTAAGAGAAACTTTTCAGGAGGAGAGCAATGACGACAGAAGAAGAATTAGTAAAAAAATCTTTAATGACTAAATCTAATTATGAACAATTATTTAAGTCCTATCTTGGGGAAGAAGTAATAAATGATTTGTCAAAAAGATTTCATGTTTTTACTTCAACAATTCCTACGGGAAAAATTGACCCGTATGAACTTGCCTACGCAGAAGGGCAGCGTAGCGTAATCTTATGGTTACTGAGTATGAAAGAGCCAGAGAAAGAAGAAAACCCAAATGATATTCTTGCCCAGATATCAACAGAACCAACTTAGGAGAAAATATGTCTGAACTAGAGGTTGCCGAACAGGCAGCGGTGGAAACACCGTCTGACGGTGCTAGTGTTCAAGATTGGAAGTCATCACTTCCAGAGGAGATAGCTACACATCGTTCATTACAAAATATTAGTGATGTAGGAGCATTAGCAAAAAGTTATGTTAATGCACAAAAATTAATTGGAGCTGATAAAATTGTGCTTCCTGGTAAACACGCAACACCAGAAGAGCGATCAGAATTTTACAGTAAAATAGGTAGGCCTAATAATCTCGATGATTATCAAATTGATGTTGTCGATAATACACCAGAGGATGTTGTTAACTTTTTTAGAAGTGCAGCATTTGATAGTGGTTTAACCCAAGAACAAGCTGATAGTTTTTTTAAAAACTATAATGATTTTGCTACAAGCCAATTAGAGACAAATACGAAAGCATTAGAAACTTTAAGAGAAAATGCTATTCAAGAATTAAAGTCTCAATGGGGTGATGCTTATGATGATAGGCAGCAACTAGCTACAGCAACAATAAATGAATTTGCTGGTAGCAAAGAAAACGCCAATGCAATGGCAACTATGAGAATGGCAGATGGAACTATGCTTGGTGATAATCCAAACTTTGTTCGTTTAATGTCTGACATTGGAAAATTTATGACTGACAAAATTAGCGAGGATGATCTTAGCGGAATGAAATCAAGTGGTGCATCAACACCAAATGAAATTGAAGCAGAGATTGCAAAACTAATTGCACCTAATACTCCGTATTGGGATGCAAAACATCCAGAGCATGAACATTATGTCAATCAAGCTTTAGCTCTTAGAGAGCAAATAGCAGAATTAACTGGCGATGCCAGTTAGGTTTAATAGTAGATAAGCTTCGGCCCTACAATATTAAATCTTTTTAGAGGATAAGCTTTTGCCCCTCCGTTTTAGTGGACACGATAGTCCTTTTTTTTATTGGTCTCACATTTCGTGAGGTAGCCGTTTTTTTACTTATATGGAGAAAACAAGTGAGTAATCAAATAACAACCGCATTTGTACAACAGTTTTCAGCTAACATTGATCTGTTGTCACAACAAATGGGATCACTTTTCCGCAATGCAGTAAGAGAAGAAAGCATTAATGGCGAAAAAGCATTTTTTGATCAAGTAGGTTCAACTGCTGCAATCAAAAGAACTTCTCGTCATGCTGATACACCATTAGTAGAAACACCACACTCAAGAAGAATGGTGGTGACTGAAACTTATGAGTGGGCAGACTTGATTGATGACAGCGACAAAGTTAGACTTTTAGCTGATCCAAAATCTACTTATGCTAGAGCTGCTGCTGCTGCAATGGGCCGTGCAATGGATGATAGTATTATCGCTGCTGCAACTGGTACTGCGTTAACAGGAAAATCTGGTTCTGGATCACAGGCATTAACAAACACTATAGCTCATGGTTCTGCTGGTCTAACTATTGCTAAATTAGTCGAAGCTAAAAAGAAGCTAGACTTAGGCAGTGTTGACCCGTCAATCAACAGATATATTGCTGTTAGTCCTGAACAAATCGAAGATTTATTAAACAACACAACAGTTACTTCAGCTGATTACAATTCTGTAAAAGCTTTAGTACAAGGCGAAGTAGATACTTTCCTTGGATTTAAATTCATTGTTTCAAACAGACTTGCTTTATCTGGTTCTACCAGAACTGCGTTTGCTTGGGCTGAAGATGGATTACTATTAGGTGTAGGCAAAAATGTCAGTGCTAAAATTGATGAAAGAGCCGATAAATCTTATTCAACACAAGTATTCTATTGTGCAGACTTTGGAGCTACCCGTATGGAAGAAGCTAAAGTCGTATCAATCGAATGTAACGAGTAAAGGAGGATATAGAACATGGCTAGTGTAAAATCAGTAAATGTAACTAACCTCGATGCGACACCTACAGTGCTATCAAGTGCTGGTGATGTACACGGTTCAGTAAGAGTATTTAAAGACACTTACGAAGCGTCTTCACTCGCTGCTGGATCAGATATCACAATAGCTCGCTTACCAGCTGGTGCTAAAGTAGTAGACATTCATGTTAAAGCAGATGCTTTAGGTAGTTCTGTTACTTTATCAGTAGGTGATAGTGCAGATGCTGCAACTTATATTGCTGCAACTGCAATGAATACAGCTAACAAGCTAATTTCATTATCATCTGACGGTAAGATTGGTGCTGTTGGTAACGGCATAACTAGTACAACAACAGACATTAAAGTAACCACAGCTGGAGCTGCTTCAACTGGTACTGTTACTTCTGTAGTTTACTACACAGTTAGTTAATACAAAAATTGTAAGGGAGTAAGCGATTGCAGCTCCCTTACATAATTTGAGGTTAAAATGTCTTTATATAAAAACATAAACAAAAGAAAAAAAGCTGGAACAAGTAGGTCTAAGAAAAAATCTACAATTTCAGATAAAGCCTACGCAAACATGAAAGCTGGCTTTCCAAAGAAAAAAAGAAAAACAATTATTTAAAAATAGAGGTTTAAAATGGCAGTATCAGATGTCAATATTTGTAATTCAGCATTAAATATGATTGGTGCAAGTAATATACTAGATTTAACTGAAGATAGTAAAACAGGTAGAATTTGTAACCAACGATATGAGTTTGTAAGAGATGCTGTTATGAGGGCACACCCTTGGAACTGCCTTATTCAAAGAACTTCTTTAGCACCAGATGCTACTTCCCCAGTGTTTGAATTTTCCTATCAATTTACACTTCCAACCGATCCGTATTGTTTAAGATTATTATCACTTGAACAGCTCGATACAATTCATCGTGTAGAAGGAAGAAAAATTTTAACGGATGAAAGCACAATAAATATTTTATACATTGGTAGAGTTAATGATCCTCAACAATGGGACACACTACTAGTGGAAACAATAGCAGCTAGAATGGCAGCGGATATTGCCTATGCTATTGTAGGTTCAAATAACCTAGTACAAGATATGTACAATTTATATTCAAACAAACTTTCTGAAGCTCGCTTTGTTGATGCTACAGAAGGTACGCCAGGAGCAGTTACAGGCGTAGCTGATAGTGGCTCAATTCTTTCAGATACATTTATAAACTCAAGGTACTAAAATGGTTAAAGCTGCCCCAGCATTTACAGGGTTTACGGCTGGAGAACTTTCTCCAAGAATGGATGGCCGAACAGATTTTGATAAATATTATCAAGGCTGTAAAACTCTAAATAATTTTCTTGTGCATCCTCACGGTGGTGCTGCAAGAAGACCAGGTGCAATTTTTATTTCTGAAGTAAAAGACAGTACAAAAGCAATAAGATTAATCCCTTTTGAATTTAATGTAACTCAAACTTATGTATTAGAGTTTGGTAACCAATATATTCGTTTTTATAAAGATGGTGGGCAAATAGTAGATAGCGGTTCTGCATATGAAATTGCTTCCCCATATTTAGAAAATGAGCTTGATGAAATTAAGTTTGTTCAATCTGCTGATGTTATGTACTTATGTCATAAAAATCATCAGGTCAGAAAACTCACAAGAACGGATCATACAGCATGGACTATAACTGAAGTAGATTTTAGGTTTGGCCCAATGATGGATATGAACTTAGAAGAAACATATCTGTTTTCATATTTTGGAACTACACACGCAGACAGAGCAACTGGTGTTGTATACTTAGGTGCTTTTACAAAAACAAAAGGTACTGATGGGTCTGACGATTTTCAACCTACTTTAGTAGGTATTAATAATAATACTGGATTTAACTCTTTAGATATTGGAAGACCTATTCAGGTCCATGACGGATTTGTAAAAGCAACAGGACTTTTAACAAGGACTTTACAAGGTAATATTAATAATTCTGTTACTAGTTTAACTTTAGCATCAAACTCAAATATACCTCTCAAGGGTATTATCGAAATTGATGACGAACTAATATATTATAACTCTTATAGCAGCAATGATCTTAATTCTCTTACGAGAGGTTATGGTGGAACAACTGCCACAGCTCACAATACTAACGCAACAGTTACCTGGAAAAATGTTATAATAGGTGATGTTCAAGAAAATGAAGATGGTAGAACAGAGCTTGTTCCAAATTATGTAAGTGTTGGTATTGGCACTGCTAATGGTGATCCGTCAAGTACAGGATTAGAACATAACGATAGAATAACAGATACAAACAGAGGTTTTATTACTGAAGGTTTTGAAGAAAATATGTTTGTTGAGTTTACAGCTGGCAATGCAAGTTACACAACAGATAATACATGGGTTAATGATCAAAAAGTACCTTACTTAATTGTTAAGTCTACAGACGATACTTTATTACTTGCACCAAGTGATCAGATAGGAACAAAAACCGCTGATCAAAGTAATGCTCAAAGTAGTCCATTTAAAGGTAGCACTTTAACTGGTTACATGGGGTGGAACTCTTCTAGCTCAAGAACTACAAATAGTGTTGTTTCTAATTATTACGGTACTGATTTAGATACTAATAGAAATTGGTCTTTAGGTGCATTTAGTGGAAATACTGGTTATCCAAGAGCAGTGGCCTTCTATGAAGAAAGATTAGTTTTTGCTGGGACAAATAATAATCCCCAAACATTATTCTTTTCTGCTTCAGGTGATTTTGAAAATTACAAATTAGGTACAGCAGATGATGATGCATTAATTTATACGCTAGGCTCTAATCAAGTTAACGTTATTAGATATTTATCTTCAGGATCATCTTTGATTGTAGGAACTTCTGGAGGTGAATTTGCTGTTCAAGCTTCTGGAACTGATGCTCCTGTAACACCAACTAATATACAAATTAAAAGACAAGCTAATTATGGATCAGCTGATATACAGCCAGCTCAAGTAGGAAATGTAACTTTATTTGTTCAAAGGGCTAGAAGAAAAATAAGAGAGCTAGTTTATAGTTTTGATACTAACTCTTATGAAGCTCCAGATATGACAATCTTATCTGAACACATAACCGAGACTGGAATTAAATCTATTTCTCATATGCAAGAGCCAGATAATATTCTTTGGTGTACTTTAAACAATGGCAAGTTAGCTGGTATGACTTACCGAAGAGAAGAAAGTGTTATTGCCTGGCATACACAAACTTTAGGTGGTGAGTGGGTTCAATCAACATCTAAATTAACTTCAGCAATAAATAATTCTGTTACAACAATTCCTGTAGGATCAACTGCTGATTTTGCATCAACAGGAACTGTCGTTATTGGTACTGAACAAATAACTTACACAGGCGTAACCGCAACTAGTTTTACTGGATGCACAAGAGGTGCTAACTCAACCTCTGCTGCAGCTCATGATAATTTATCAGCTGTTACAAAATTAAATGCAATTACTTATCCTTATGGAGTTGTAGAAAGTGTTGCGTCTATCCCAGG